ATAATTGCTTCCGCATCATCTAATGAGGTAGCTGTGTACGGAACAATTAAATCATCTGCTGGAACAAATTTACTTACTGCTCTTTGTTCCATGTCATCATAGTAGACTTTTTTAAAAGCAGAACCTGCGAGTGGTAGATTAAATAACATTTGATCAAACTCTGGTTCATACTCTTTCATCTTTTCCATGATTTCATAATTCATAAAATCTTTAACACGTTGTGCTTGTTGTGTTTTCTCTGGTGTAGATAAACCAATTACTTGTGTTCTAACCGGACCATCACTTGGTAGTAATTCTTTATAAGCTAATGCTTGAAACTGTGTAACTGCTTCAGCAAGAACCGGGTGAGTTACACCGCTTGCTCCTTGGAAAGGTTCTGTTCTATTATTGTATTTAAAACCTAAAAGGTCTAGTCCTTGTATATAAGTTTTCTCCCATTCTTTTCTAGAAGAAGTGTAGTCCATGTATTTAGAATTTAGATCTGAAGCTAAACTTGTTAATACATCATCTGGTAAAAAGTCTGCAAGGTTTGCATAATGCTCGTCACCACCTTCAGGTGTTGCAGCAGCTGGGTCAAGATTTATATCAACTGATCCATCTTCATTTTCTTGAATATCAACTGGACCAAGAGATTCTTCTTGTGCTTCAGTTTCTTCAATTACTTGTTCTTGAACTTCTTCTTCACTAGGAAGTTCGAATTCTTTTCTGACTTCGTTGGGAAGTGCTTTGTCTATATCCGCCATTTATTTTTTCTCCAGATTGTTTAACTGTTTTAACAGTATTATATGTAATATTCAACCCCTGAGGCGTGGGTCCGGCTTCAGGAGGTAATAAGTGTTTCTTTGGGTATTTATTCATCATAAGTGTATTTCTTCATATCTTCTAAATCCATATCATCTATAAATTCTTCTACGTCTTTTAACTTGCCTTCTGCATCAGGTCTCACACTAGCTTCATTATAAGTCACGCCTCCGGTCTCAGGGTCAGTTTCTAATTCTATTTCAATTTCTTTATAGTTAGGATTATCAGGATCATCAAATTTTTGAATTGTTGTTTTATTACCTTGTTGTGTAACAACATAATCATCTAATCTATATTGATCAGCAAATTCATCTGCTCTATTACCGGTAAAGTTTTTCTTTCCAAAGGTCACAACTTTAGTAACTAAGTCTCCAATAAATTCAGGAATACCATCAGCGCTTCTTTTAACTACTTCTGCAACTTTAGGTGCAGCAACCATTGCTGGTTTTATAAACTTACCTAAAACAGGTATTGATGCAATACCTGCAGCAATCTTCATAAACTTTCTTTTTGAAGGATCATCAGGTCCATCTGCAAAACCCATACGTCCACCTGCCGCCATATATTGTGTTGGCATTTCTTGACCAGCAAATCTTTTACCTGTTATTAAATCTTTTAAACCACTCATACTAATAGCTCTTGCTTTAGCAATTTCTGCTTCTTGTGATTCTCTTTCAAGTTTTCTTCTAGCTTTAGCAGCTTCAAATTTTTCTTCTGCTTCTTCTCTAGTTAAATCTGATTTAACTTTTGGAGTTTCAAAGTCTGTATCTAACATTGATTCGTCTTGAGCAATTTGATCAGTCATCTCTGCTTGTTTAACAACAGATCTTGCTTCTCTTTCTTCAGGAGATAGAGCCATTAAATCTTTTGCAGAACCAATTAAATTAGTTCCAATCAAACCATACTCCAGGGCTTCGGCAACAGGTCTCCCTTCTTTTAATGCTTCGTAAGTATCATCAACTGCAATGTAAGTACCAATTGGACCTAATGCTTTTAAACCTAATGTAAAATATTTTTTCTTTGCGATATCATCAGGAATGTTTTTTATTCCTTGTGCTATTTGTTCTAGACCTGGAAGTAACTTTGAAAAAAGTTGTCCTGATCTTACCGCAGGCAATCTTGAACTAATTAAATCTTTAACTGCTTGGTCATCTCCCTTTTTAACTAATTGCACAGCTTTTTTTAAATTAGGTTGTTTAATTTTAGCAACATCTTCTTTAGGACCTGCTGCTACAAATCTTACATAGTTTTCTATTGTATTTCCTAATCTTTTTTCTACATCAAAATCTACAGCTTTTAAGTTTGTTTCTTTAATTAAATTTTTACTTAAATTATATTTAGGTAATTTATCTCTTTTAACTGTTTTTAATTTTTTAGCTACGTCATCATATATTTCATTAATAGTATTTAAAGATTCTTTAGCTGCTTTATTATCACCTAACTTAGCAGCTTCTTTAGCTGTTCGTAATTCATTTTTAATTGTTTTATAAATATTATTTTTTGCTTTAGCACCTAAAACATTAAAATTAAAATCTTGTGTGGTAATACCTACTTTTCTTAAAGCATCTGGATCTTGAGTAATTGTTCCAGGAGTAATTCCTTGAAAATGTTCAAAGCTTGGAGTTAACGATGTGGGAACATCAAATGCTCCTCTTACTTTTGAAAACTGTATTGCTTTTTTTAATCTTCCATCAACTTGAGCAGGTGTTAAATCTTTATATGTATCGGGATCTAAATTCATTAAATCCTTTTGTGCTTTTTTATATGCTCCAAAACCTTTTTCAGTTTTAGGTGTAGAACCTTTTGGTCTAGTTCCTTTTACTACTTCTTCAATATTTCCTAATTTTTTTTGAGCTAAATAGTATCTATATAGCTGTGCATTTTTAGCTTTAGTTATTTTATTATCATAGGGAAGACCAGTAATCTCAGTAGCCATTTGTGATATAGTTTTTTTATTATAATTATTAGCAAATAATTTTTCTTCTTTCGGTGTTAAATTTGTAGTGCCGCCTTTTTCTACTTTAACTATATCTGATTTTATTTCTGGATCTAATTTTTCTAAAGATTCATTTATAAGATAAGCATCCGGTAAAGTTCCAGTTTGTTCTTTAACAAGTTTTTGAATTTTATCTAAATTTAAAGGATATTTTTGACCTGAATATAATTTTTTATTTTTATTAAAATCTTCTATGTCTTGCTCTAAAATATTTTTAATTACATTTCTTCTTTCTACATTTATACCTCTAGTCGTTCTACCATCTACTTTAGCAGATCCTGCTTCAGCAAAGTTTTCTCTAGTTTCTGTTTGAGGTGTAGATGGTCTTGTTAACCAAGACATCATTTGATTGTAGTTTGCTATCTTATTTACTTCAGACATTAAAGTCCCATCAAGTAGTTTAGGCCGCCTTGTGCATTTTTACGTCTAGATGTATTTTTAAATGTTTCAATAATGTCTCCTGGATCCATTCCTTTTTCCAACATCTTATAAGACTCTTCTATAGTTGCTAGTACTTCAGCTTTTCTTTGTGGATTATCATCAACTAAAATTTTATCTATTAATGCATCATCTAAACCTGGAAACCTTTGTTTAAGTTCAAATCGTTCTGCTAATTTATTAGCACCTAAAGATCTTAGTCCTTCTAACTCTGTGCCTATATCAAATGTAGACAACTCATCAATTTCATCTGGTGTCATTAATTTGTTATCACCAGACATTTCCATCTCATCCATTTTACTTTGTAAAAATTCTTTTCTACCTTTTTCACCTGGTTCTGGATCTAGTTTACCTTTTTTATATTGTAATTCCATATCAGCTATAAATTCTCTACGATCTTTTAAAGCTTGTTCAGCTTCACCAACAGTACCATCATTCATCCAAGTTTCACTATCACCTAACTCTTCTTCATAATCTCTAATCTCATCATCTGTTAATTGTCTTTTTGGATTTGGATTTCTAGTTTCAAAGTCTTCAAATGCTTGTACATCTTTAGGTCTATCCATTTCATCAGCAGTCTTCACTGTATCTTTACCAAATTTTTTATTTAAAGCTTGTACTAACTTTTGAATACCTTTTGGTAAACTACCAACAGCGTAACCTATTCTGCCACCCATAGCTTTTTTAACTCTAGCTACTTCGTCAAAAACTCTTTCATAAAAATCTACAGTCTCATCTATATCAACACCTTCATCTCTAGCGTTTGATTTAATTTTTGCAAGTGTAGTTGCAAAGTCATCTGATTTAGTTCCTGAGTACATAATGTTTGTAAGTAGATCATCATCAATACCTTGTTCAATCAAATCATCAAACATATTAGATCTAACAACTGCACCCATATCAACATTATCAAATATACCTTGACCTGCGTCTTCCACTAAGTCTGCTACAAACAATTTTTGTTTAGAAGTTTTAGCACCCAACTTATCAATATAACCTTTAGCCTTATTTAATTTTCTTGCATTGTCTTCTAATGTAAATGCAGACATTTCGTCTTCAGTTACAAATGGTCTATCTAAATCAGCTTGTCTTTGACTCGGTGATTCTTTTACCATTTTGCCTCTCTTATCCATTCCAGGTTTAAACGATACATCTAATACTTCACCAGATTTAATCCCTGGAGCCTGACTCATGATGCCTTCAGGTTTGTCTTCTGGAAAAATAGAAATGTTATCACCTTGAGATTTAATTTTACCTTGAGCTTCTGCTTTAAGCATTTGGTTTTCAATTATATCAGGATCTCTGTTTTTAATAGATCTAAAACCTTTTAGTAAAGCATTATATGCTTCTTCAAGTGTTTTATAAATTTTGATAGGATTAGCCATAACTAATAATATGTCCTTTGTTGTTGAGGACGTTCTTCATCCTCGTAGTCTTCAGGGTGATTGATTAAACCACCTTGCCTAAATCTCATAACAGCTTGGGTCATGGAATCCACTAAATCGTCGTGATCTCCATATGGAAAGGCTGCACATTCTTCGATAACTTCCTGTGCAAAGTCCATATCTTTGGGCGCCCATATTCTCCCTGATTCAAACAGCGGAGAGACACTGTTAACCCTCGTATGTTTATCGTTACCTTTAGAGGGTGTGAAGTTTATAACAGGTATCCCCATTTTCCGCAACTCATAAGTTAAAGGTAGTCCTGAAGCTTTTGCCTCAACAATTACGGTCTCAGGCTTCCAGTAACCATATTGCTCTAATGCTACTCTACGGAGTTCAGGAAACTCGAAACGATCTTTGATTGCATCTAATAAGATTAAACACTGTCCACTATCTTCAGATGGTGTAAATACACCCCAGGTAGTAATAGCAGAATAATCTGCTGTTTGTTTTTTCATAAAAGCTGTATCATAAGATTGAATAACATGTTCTAGCGGCGGTAGATCTTTTTCCCAATCTTGCCACCATTCTCTTTTAATCAATGCTCCTTCTTCACCGGTTGGGTTTTGCATGTATTGTGCATTCCATTTAGAAAGTGGTATAGATGCTTTGACTGATTCTAAATCCTTCAGGTTCCAGTATTCAGGCCACAGGGGTTTTTTGTTTGGTAGGATTGCAGGGAACTCAATTACTTCCCATTGATCAGCCTTAGGTTCTTTTTGTGCTTTAATCAAACGACCGGATAAATCTTTTTCATTCCAACGAGTCATTACAATTACAATCGTTCCACCAGGTTGAAGACGTTGACGTGGACCAGATGTATACCATTCATAAGTTCGCTCAAGAGCTTGAGCATTCATTGCATCTTGTTCAGTGTGCGGGTCATCAATAATTAATAGATCAGCACCCCTTCCAGTAATTGCAGAACCAACACCGGCAGCATAATATTCTCCACCTTGTTCTGTTTCCCATTTACCAGCAGCTTGAGAATCTTCTCTAAGTCTAGTTTTAAATACTTCTTTGTATTCTGGTGAGTCCATAAGTTGTTTTGCTTTACGACCAAACCTTACAGATAATTCAGTTGTGTTAGTTGATTGAATAATTTTTAATTTAGGATTACGACCTACCATCCAAGCAGGTAATAGATATGATGCAAACTCAGACTTAGTATGTCTAGGCGCCATATTAATTATAACACGTTTAGTTTTACCTGTAGCTATGTCATTAAATTTTTTAGCTACTTGTTTGTGATGTGATCCTTCAATAAAATCTGGCCAGACATGTTTTACAAAAGCCATGAAGTCCTCTCGAATATCAGCTTCTTTCTTCTTATCTTTCCACTTAGCCATATATAAAGCTAATTGTCTTTTTACATCAGGTGGTAATTTCTCAAACTTTTTTAACTTATTTATATCCATAACCCATTCGAAAAAATTTTTTAAAAAATTTTTACAGCTTTAATTTAAAAAGTCCAAAAGTATTTTGAGCATCTAAGTGTATGAAACTCGCAATAAATGCGTAACTCTGGGACCCCTTTATATACATATCTATATATTAATAATAATAAAAATTCAAATTTAGGGAGCGCCCTGGTACCTCTATTGAGGGACCAGGGCAAGAAAGGTTGGTTCTAGTCTAGTAGAACCATATATGCTTTCGCGTTATGTTCACGAAACCAATTCAAGTGTTCACGCATTATATCCCAATGCTTAGACGCACCGTGTCCGACTTTCTTATCGTCCAAGGTTGCCATTACTTCAGCTAAGAAAATACAATCGTGTCTTCTTGCTTCTTCTTTTGTAAGCATGTAAGACTCGCCATTGAATCTATTCTTACGTTCTTCTGTTCTGTTGTCTTTGTTTGTT